TGGACTCGTCTGAGTTTATCTGATGACCCAGAAGCAAAACAGATGAGGCATGATATGCTAAGTTCTGCTCGCGAAATGGGACTTCCTCCTAGTGTTGATATGAATGTTGTGTTTAACAACATGAATTCTATGCTTGATATTATGAAAAAACAGGTTGACTCTAGGGGTTCTGACCTGTAGAATAACAAGGTACACACAAGCCAAATCTAATTAATCCGAGGTAATCCTATGTCTTTCGCAGACCTTAAAAAGCAATCTTCTCTTGGTTCGTTGACTTCTAAGTTGGTAAAAGAAGTTGAGAAGATGAACAACACTAGTGGCGGTGGAGATGACCGTCTCTGGAAACCTGAAATGGATAAGACCGGCAACGGTTACGCAGTCATCCGTTTCCTGCCCGCACCCGAAGGGGAAGAACTCCCCTGGGCAAAGATGTATTCCCATGCCTTCCAGGGTCCTGGTGGATGGTATATTGAGAACTCTCTGACCACTATGGGTCAGAAAGATCCCGTGTCTGAATACAACCGCGAACTGTGGAACAGTGGTGTTGAATCCGACAAAGACACTGTTCGTAAGCAGAAGCGCAAACTGTCCTACTATGCCAACATCTATGTTGTGCAGGACAAAGCAAACCCTGATAATGAAGGTAAAGTCTTCCTGTACAAGTTCGGCAAGAAGATCTTTGACAAGATTATGGAAGCAATGCAACCTGAGTATGAGGATGAGACTGCCATCAATCCTTTTGACTTCTGGGCAGGTGCCAACTTCAAACTGAAACTGAAGAAGGTTGCTGGTTACTGGAACTATGACTCCTCTGAGTTTGCTGCATCAGCACCTCTGCTGGATGATGACGATGCTCTGGAAGCACTGTGGAAGAAGCAGTATTCTCTTGCTGAACTCGTTGCTGCTGACCAGTTTAAGTCCTATGATCAACTGCAGAATCGTCTGCAGATGGTTCTTGGACGCAAGTCATCCAATCGTCCTCTTGATGAGGAGACTGATAACGAGGACAATGATCGCGGATCATATGCTCCCGACTTCAGCAGTCGTCGTGCAGAAGAGACCGTAGCAGCAGCTACTAAGACTTCTGTAGAGTCTGCTAGTGAGGATGAAGATGATGCTCTCTCTTACTTCCAGAAACTGGCAGAGGAGTGATCATTCATAAAGTCTGATATTATCAGCACGCTTAAGGGTTTCACTCTGGTATTGAGTGGAACCCTTTTCATATACCATCATTTCTTCTAAATCATCGATGGCAACATTGATATATCGTGGTTTAAGTAAGAATATATTTCTCTTTTTATTTTCCAAGTCCTCTTCATATTGATAGTTTGTCACCGTTTTTGCTATATTATTGACTGTTGTTTGTCCTGAGTTGTCGAAGAAACTCACAGAGTAATCCAACTCACACTTCAATCCAGCAGTGACGATTATGACACCCTTGCTGTTCTTTACTTCTGTGGTTTCATAATGATGAACACCATTGAATACATTGTCATAAGTGCCATATTTTTCTAACATGAAACGATCAAAGTCTCTCTGTGATAAAGGCCACTCACTTTGAACATTAAGGATATTGTTTGATGCTAAAACCAACCAATCTAATTTAGAGTCTCCATAGACTTCAAATGCTACATTGTCAGGACGATCATTGCCTTTGATGTTATACTTGGTGAAGAAAGCAAGTTCTTGGAAGATGTCTTTGCGTAGTGTTCCTTTCTTAAATAAATTTTTGACACGAATGTAATCAGAGATCTTCGCATCAGGAAGTCTGCTGACGTATTCAAAATCTGGTAAACGACTAAAGTAATTTGACATCTTAGAAACCTATTGAAGCATCGCCATCTTCTTCATAATCACTATTAAATACAGGTTCAAGTTCTTTAAACCCTAAAGTCATCGCGTATGAAACCAACTTACCATCGGTGTAAGTAGCATACTGTCCATCTGGAGTGTAGTTCACACCAACATTGGTGCAGGCACATTCTTTGACCTTGCCTATGTATGGGTGTTCCTCTGCATTCACTCCTCTATGTAAGTATTTAATCTTAAATGTATGAGGAGACTTGAGGAACAGATTACTCGCAGACTTTTGAGGTCTAGATCCTTGTTTAAAGAAACGAAGAATTTTAATAATCATATCTGCCTCATCTGAATTACGAGCAGACATTTTAAATGTAAAGTTAAAGCTACGCAGAGTTGGTGATTTAAATAACAACTCAAGGTTAGGATTTAGAATGATACCCTCTGTTCTTGCGAGTAAGTTTTGTGTTCCCGTCGCTTGTTCTGCGAAGAAAGAAGCAAGAGCATCTTTTGTTTTTGGATCGCTCCCTGCTGCCTTTATATCACTACCGAGTTTGTTAATACCCTCACCTATACCTTCTGTCAATCCAGTTATGGAAGCAGCAGCGAGTGCTGCTTGGAAAGCATTCATATTATCATCAGCAAAACTTACAGAACTTGCATCCTGAATGCCTGCTGGGATAGGTAAGAAACAAGATCCAATAATTCTACTATCTGTCGATGAACGATCACCAAAACCAATCGAACCACCTTCTCCAGTTGTTCCTGAGGCTGATCTTGGTTCATACTTAAGCATATCAAACTTAATCACATCTTGCGTCCCATTTCCAAGATCTATTGGATACGTTAGATCTGTGTCGAATTGTTCTCTCGTAGTGCCACTACCAGCACCAGATGATCCTTCACTTATTGGTGAACTTCTCTGCCATGATGATGCTCCACCAGCAGCAACTGAAAATTCTATTGGAGCATCTGATGCTTTTGCTTGACCAGACTTTCCGTTGTCTCTATTAAAACTGTCTTTTGCTGGGGCATCTAAACCAAAATCATCTCTGGTCGATTCCATCTGTTGAATGGAGACTTTTGTTAAAAGACCACTATCTCCCATACCAATTTTATCACTAGCATTGGCACTAGTGGTTGGAGTTATTAAATTCTCCCCCGACTTCTTTATTCCGATAACAACGGGATTAGTTCCCTTGGCATCATCGTAACGTATAATTTCTTTTGTAAAGGTTGGTTTACCATTTACGTCCCTACCCTCAGTTACTTTTGTAGCGATATATTTTTGTGTAGAAGGACCCCTACCAGAACGACGCTGTTGTGCGCTTCCTGTTCTTACTTTTATTGGTGCAATCCTACTTGTCGCTGATTGTCCTGCTGCCATTAGACAAAGGTTTTTACTTATTTATCAATCATTTTGCGATATGGTATTTTCATTAAGTCATCAACCTCATTATACTGGACAATATACAACTGTCCTGCTACTTCATCCCAGGTATATTGCCTTGATTTTCTTAGGTGAAGATTAATTCCTCTGAAACCCCAACGCAAAACATCAGTGCAGGCAATCAGTGGATGTTGGTCATAACTGATGTTAGGTGTTTTAGCATTGTATATAAAAGTATAAAATCCACCTACATCAGGGATTGGTGTGACCGTACCACTGAGGAGTTCCATGATCTTCATCATCATCTCTTCAGGATCATTCGTGCTATTGTTGATTTGGTTGTCTTCAAAGCGGTTCATTTGATCCCCAGTTCATCTTCGGTGATTACTTTAAACTGTATCATATGATCCTTACAAAACTCAACTGCTGCTTTCCACTTTGCCTGGTTCACAGCATAGGTCTTACACTCATAGATGTATGACTTGGTTTGTCTTTTAGGTTTCTTTGGTGGTTGAGTTTGTTTCTTTGGTTTAACTTCAACCACATATGTTTTGACTTGACCTGCGCTCTCCTTTACCTTTATAATGAAGTCAGGAAAGTAACGATGAACTCTATTATCTACAGGTGATAGGTATGGAATCCAAAATTCCTCACTACCCCACTCCAAAATACTTTCATTTAGATCACACCATCGGCAAAACTTCCTCTCCCAACTGCTACGACAGATAATATTATTTGGATCACCCTTATATTTCCTTGGATATGAGGGTTGATATTTACTCTTGATGCTTTCTCCCATACATAATATATAAGGTCAAAAATTATTTATAAATGGCTTCTGGAAAGAATGTAGCAGATCTCAAAAGGACTCTGCTAAAACCAGCATTAACATCTCACTTTGAGATTGCGATGGATAGTCCCTTCAAACCAGGGGGCACACAGGGAGGACAAGAATCTCTAAGTGCGTTTGGAGTTCGTTATGAGCAAGATCAGTTAAATCTGATGTGTAGTGAAGTATCCCTCCCAGGATCTAATCTCGCAACATTAGAACTCACCAGTGACCACACTGGTGTAACTGAAAGACATGCCTACAGAAGAATTTTTGATGATCGACTTGACTTTACATTTTATGTTGATGCTTCCAATTACATGCCTATTCGTTTTTTTGAAGCATGGATAGATTGGATCGTTGGATTTGACGAGGGTGATACCAAAGACTCTGGCTCTTATTACAGAGCAAGGTATAGAGATGATTATGCTGTTGAGGGTCTAAAGATCACCAAGTTTGAGAGAAGTTCACCCACTGCCACCTCTAGAGAGGAAGCAATTAGTAGAGGAGAACCAGGAACCTCTCTTACATATGGATTTGTAAAAGCATATCCAATTAGTATCAACTCCATGCCTGTTTCTTATGAGGCATCCAGTCTTTTAAAATGTACAGTATCCATGACTTACATGAGATACTACGTTGATAGACAACAAAGAATTGGTGCTCCTAGTGACACTGGTGGCGGTTCAAGTAACCAACGTAATTTGAGTATTGCTGAGCAAGCTATTCTAAATGCAACTCAGTTCTTACCTCCAATAGTTGGTGCTGCTGCAGGTCTCTTTTTCTAATAATAAATAATCACACTGAAAAACTCTATAGGTTATTATGCCCTTACCAAAGATTTCTACGCCGTCTTATGAACTTGAGTTGCCATCAACTGGAGAGACGGTAAACTACAGACCCTTTCTTGTAAAAGAAGAAAAACTTCTTGTGATTGCTTTGGAGAGTGAAGACACAAAGCAAATCACGACTGCTATTCGCAACGTCATCCGTAATTGTGTCCTTACCAAGGGCATCAAGGTAGAGGATTTGCCTACGTTTGATATTGAATATCTCTTCCTCAACATTCGCGGTAAGTCCGTGGGTGAAGAGATTGAAGTTAATATCACTTGTCCAGATGATGATAAAACTCAAGTCAAGGTTACTATTGATTTAGATGATATTAAGGTTCAAAAGAATGAAGATCATACAAACAGAATTAAATTAGATAATAGTTTGATGATGGAAATGAAATACCCATCACTTGATCAATTTATTAAGAGTAATTTTGATTTTAGTGAAGGTAAGAACGCAATGGATCAATCTTTTGAATTGATCGCATCTTGTATTGATAAGATTTTCACAGAAGATGAAGTGTGGGCAGCAGCAGACTGCACTAAGAAAGAGATTAATGAGTTTCTTGAGTCTATGAACTCTAACCAGTTCAAAGAGATTGAGCGGTTCTTTGAGACAATGCCTAAACTCTCACACACATTGAACGTTAAGAATCCTAAGACTAAGAAGGATAATGAGATTGTACTTGAGGGCTTAGCATCTTTTTTCGGATAGCGATGCTCCATATGGATCTGGAGAGCTACTTCAGACTTAACTTTGCCTTGATGCAGTACCATAAATATTCATTAAGTGAGATTGAAAATATGATGCCTTGGGAACGAGACATCTATGTTGGACTTCTCCAGCAGCATCTTGAAGAAGAACAACTAAAGGAGCAGCAAAGACGAGGCAATGGCGGTTGAAACCTTAGAGGGACAAACTAAAAAAAATATTTCACCATCCAAACTCATGGGTAGGGATGTTGGTGGTTCTTCTTTGGGTAAAGTAGGTGGTGGTCCATATGGTGGAACAAGTGCGACAGGTAAACTCGCAGGCATCGTAAGAGGAAATAAACAGGCGATAGCAATAAATGCTGATAAGATTACAAGACTGAAAAAGATTTCTGATCTTCAGTCTAAGAGAATCAGTGGTGATGATATTGGCAGCAAACTGCCTACAGAAGAGACTGCTATTCTTGATTCTCTGGATAATATCCTTGCGTTAATTAGAAGCGA